TTCCATCATCTGGAATGTTTATTTGATGATAACCTGTCGGAAATGTTTGTGTAAGTAACGTAGAACCTGAACCGCTTCCATCTTTAATTGTAAACGCTCCTGCCGCGCTTGCAAATATTACAATTTGACGAATGCGTGAACGTGCGGGGCCAACAACAGCCGCAGCCGCTCCTTGTGCATGATTAAATGCTTGTACTGGACCTGCCATACTAGCCTCCTATTACGCTAGGTTATTGTTTTGCTGATACAGAATTGTAAAACGAACTAAACCCGCATTTGTTGCAGCAGAACCAGTAACAGTTAAACGAATATCCGCTGTACCTGTGTCTTGCCATGCTAACGCCGCGCCTGCTTGTGTAGTTGGATATTTACGACCTGCATCTGTTCCACTTGCAAACGTGTTCAAAATAGTTGCCGCGCCACCTACGGTATCACCAACACTCAAGTTTGTTGAGGCATTAGCCGCCGTGATAATATCAATAACACAGTCAATAATTTGAGAATTTGCAGGAATTACAACGTCAGTAACTTGTGCAGCCACCGCTCCACCAGATAAATCTACTGAAAATGTTTGTGCCATAACAACTTGACCAGTGTTCTTGATATCTGAACCAAGAGTTGTTCCAGTTGTATTTTTAATTGTTCCTGCCTTTATAGGGCCAGAAAAAGTAGTAGTACCCATGTCAATCTCCTGTCTTGGGTTATGTCAGCAGCCTCATGCCGCTGTCAGGAATAAACACACAATACCACATATTTAACAAAAAGAAAGAGGCGACTCGCGCCGCCTCCAAGTTTAAGGAGCAAAAACATGAAAAATGTTCATACTCTATGTTAACACAAATTATGCTCCAGGGGAACCAAATACGCAACGTGGGTCGCTAAAGCCAAAGCTGTAACGCTCACGAGCCTTGAATCTCATGTTTCCTGTATCAAAATCTGCTTCCATATTTGTTCTCATTGGCGAACGCTCAAAGTGCTTAAAGCCATTTTGAGCGTCTGTTTTAAGGAAGAACGCATCTGGGTCTGTCAAGAAATGGTTAACAGTGTAACCTTCTGGTAACATACCCATGTTACGGATTGCATTAACATCATTATCAGCAGTGCCGACACGAAGAGTTGATTCCAACAAACGATCTGCAACGAATTGCAGTTGTGGTGGAATAATCAACTTTGTGCCACGCATTGCGACAATCATATTACGTTCATCAACGAATGTTGAGATGTCAATAAGAGCATTCTCAAGTGAAGTTTCGTTGAGGTCAGAAGCAGTTGCCAACTCGTTACGGAAGGTACCACCACCCGCTAGAGGGTGTGCTGTTGAACATAGCTCAACACCGTCACCACCAGTAAAGTTGTTATCAAACGCATTGTTTAGAACAGATGCTGCTTTGATTTGCTTTGTGTGCGCCATTGAACGAGCTAATGCTTTTGTATAACGAGCACCAAGGCGGTCATACAAATTATCTTCAACAGCTTCTTCCGTTAATGCGAAAGCAAGAGCTACTGTTTCGTGTGAATAACGAGCAGTAAACGCTTCATTTGCATTATCGAATTGTACACCCGCACCTTCGCTTTTAGTTGGAGCATTACCAAAGCCAACAAGCATTACTTCTTCTTCAAAAGCACGATCAGATGCCTCTGTGTCAAAAATTTCTGCATGTTCACCTTCGTAACGGTCATACTCCATACCAAACAAAGCGTTAAGCCCAGGTTCTAGCTCTTTGACGAGCTGGGATCTTGAAATAGCCATAACTCAGTCTCCTTATGCTAGACCTACAGTGCCAGCACTGAACAGGTGGTTGTTGATTTTTACGATCACATTTGTGTTCGCGGTGGTTGTGTCGCTATTCTCAGGGTCTTGAGAAATATCCATAGCTTTTAAGGCTAATGCGGCTGTGGTATTGCCCGTTGACACAGCAATTTCCATACGGGAATTGCCGCTTACTGTACTTCCAACAGGGTTATTATCCACAATATCGAAATTTCCAAACAAGTCCGTTACAGGGAATGCAGCGTTTGCTTGAATCTCGAAAAATGCACTTGGATCGTCAATGACATTACAGAAAATGTCAGTGCCAGTTGCGTTTGCAGGCCAATGATTAGAAAATATTATATTTCCGTTAGGATCTACATATTGACAACCATTAAATACGCCCAGACATAAAGCATTATCTCCTGCTACAACACGAACAACTGTTCCATTAGTAGCAACCGTTACTAGGTCGCCTTGGAAGATGTTAGTGTTAAATCCAGAAGCAATACGGTAGCGGTTCTGTCGTTGAGAACTTGTGCTACTTTTTACTGGACGAAGGCCAAAGGGAGCGTCTTGATTCGCCATCTTATCTATCCTTCAGATTTATTGCGTGAACCGAAGCTCACACTAGATTTACGGTTAGGTGCCAATTTTGGCATCGCGGGGTTATTTTCACGCATCCAATCACGATCAACAGCTTCCATCTGATTTTGTGTACTCTTCTGGTAATGCTGATTGCGTTGCTTTGCCAGTTCAGTAGGTATACGAGCAAGAACTAAACCGCCAACACCTATAATGCCTGCGTTCCTTCCCTCATCTACAACTGGACCTGAATACTCTGGATATTCTTCTGCGCGAACGAGTTCATATCCTTCTTGCCGCCTTTTATGGACATTAGTTTTGTCATCAAATTCCATCACGGATTCTCGAATCCAACGATGCTTATACCCTAAAGGTGGTTCTGGAGCTTCTAAGGCTGTTCCTGGCCTCCAAACTTTACGTTCTTGGCTTTGCCGAGTGTCTGTTTCTCGTGGTGTGCGATCCGCCATTAGTCTCTCCGATTCGCTAGTTTTTGCACTTCTTGTGCGTATTTTTCCAAGGGTATACCTAATTTACTAGCCAATGCGACTTGACCAGGGTTTAGATCCACTTGCTTTTTCCGTCCATTTACCAGTGAACGAGTACCGTTCCCCGAAGGAGTGACAGATTGGACGTTTTTCTTGCCACTTGCAAACTTATTAGGCATTTCAGAACGCATGCGCCGATCAATTTCTGAATAATATTCATCGGTTGTAGGGTTATACCCCTCTTCCGCAATTAACGTTTCGTGAATTGCCCTTGCAGCACCTGTCATAACCTTGTCTGGACCAAACCACTTATTTTTTTCTAACCATGACTCTAGCCTTGGGTCACGCTGTGGTTGAGGGGCTTGTTGACGGGGTTGCTGTTGCACCTGTTCTTGTTGAGCAGCATACTCTTGAGCTTGCTGTTGAGAACGTTGTTTCTGTAAACGAAGACGCTCTTTTTCAATAGCAATTTGTGATATTGCCGATTGAGCATCTGCTAATTTTTCATAATCGCCTGCTTCATGTGCTTCTGCTAATGCACGTTTTGCTTGGGCTTCTTGTGTCGTAACTCTTCCTTCATACTCAGACATATATCCCTTGTCTAAAGTTGAGAGACGTTTTTTGTATTCTTCATTTTGAGCTTTGACTTGCTGCGCATACTCTACTGCGGCGGCTGCTTCTTCTTCAGCCTTTTTTCTTAGTGCAGTTAAATGTTTGATTCTACGCTGTGGGTCTTTTTTCTTTTTATTTGGAGATTCATAGTCTCTAAGCTCTTGCTCATCATCAGAATCTTCATCAGAGGATGCCTGCTGCTCTTCAGAAGAATCTTCAATAACCTCTGAATCATCCTCTATTTCTACGGATGTTACTTCTTCAACTTCTTGTTCTTGTGCTTCTGCTTGCATAGCAAAAATGCTCCTCTGTTATCTTATACATACGAAATGTCTTTGGGGTCAAGTATTGTGGCTATAATATTATCGTCATTTATAATACGAACCTCAAGTCCTTCCACTTTAAACCTATTTCCCGCATATCTTCCTATAAGAACCCAATCTTTTTCAGAACACCACGAACCAGTTGGGAATTTTTGGGAGTCTTGGTATGCATCTGGACCTAGTTTTACGACATAAGCTGCTACTGTTGCAAAGGCTTCTCTGTCTCTAACTGCATCAGGAACATAAACACCGCCTTTGGTTTTTTCACTTGGGTAATACGGAATGATTAACATTCTATATCCAGTTGGTTGTGGAAGACGTTCTAAAGCTGAAGCTTCCATTTGAGAAGGATCATTCTCGTTCTTGCTTTCTTCTTTATCTTTTCCAAAAGCAGTCTTTATAGGCGTAGGAATGTTTTCCATATCTTTTGGTTTTTTTGCCATACTTTCAGGCACATACAGTTTTTTATTCATCTGATAGCTCAATATTTTTCATTGCTGTTTTGATTTCTTCTTCCATGAACGTTAAACCTTTGACCTGTCCAACCGCATACTTATAATCATCAAACGAACCAATGTTACCTGTGCCTAAAGACACCTGTATGTCATCACGGCGTTGACGTAACTTTTTATAGAGGTATTCGGCTAGATTTAGTGCGTCCATGTGATCTCCATAATAGGACATTATACAATCCATCGGAGAATACAAGTATTTATCCCAGAATTTTAAAAAACACCCTTAAATTTCTGGGGTCTAGCAATTTTGCTAAAGCGTTTTGTTATGCCGCCATTAGCTTTTGCTTGCGGTTTTCTTTTTGGCAGGGGCTTTCTTTTTGAAAGCAGCCTTCTTTTTGGGCTTCTCAACCCACGCTTCGTTTTCTGGGGTGCTTGGGTCATCTGATATATAATGTCCTTTATCGCTACGAGCACGAACCATTTCTGTGACTACTTCTGGATTATCCATCGCTTGTCTTCTAGCCATTTTCTTTTCTTTTTCAACTTGAGCCATTTTAGCTCTTACAGTACTAGTCATTGTCTGACTCCTTTCATTTGTGCGTTAATAGCCGCAATATCCCTTTGTGTTTGAATACGATCTTCCGCGA